AAGCTCATTTTCTAGTCGTGTTTTTTCTTCAGGAGTAATATCCGTAAAAGAAAGTTGCATATTGAGATCATCCACAATATCCTTTTCTTCATTAGCTATCCTGACGATCTCAGTTTGATCCCACCAATCAGATTCAATTTTAATAATCGGGGCTTCTTCCTGTCCCTCGAGAGCTTTAAGACATTGTTTTTTAATAACCTCAGTATTCCTACCGACAGACATGCCACGATTAATAACTTCTAAATCTGGAAACTTTTCAATAATAATCCTGGTGGTTATTTTACTATCAGGATTATATAAATATTCATACTTTATCATATGTAACTCCTATTTTGTTATGTATAGTATAGGAGCGTGGGGTACCCCACGCTCCTGATATCGTAATCATCTATATAAAAACCTATCTAATCTAACTGTGTAAATTCCATAGGCAACATGGTTACCGTTATCATCATTCATAACGTCTTGTCCGGGATATACGTCAAACATGTTATTATCCCCCATAAGATTAGTAGGCGTTCCGTCTATGTTCGCATCAGCATCGTCAAAAATCAATTCTTTATAGAATAATTCCATATATGCCATACGATTTATATCTACCAGAACAGGAAGTAGTTTACAACCTGGTGTGAATGATGACATCGGCTCCAGTGGATTATGAACAAATGGTTTTGTCCAACCATAACTGATCTGTGTATTACGACTAGCTGTCTTAGCATATTCTGATATCATATATCTTGTATTTACATCCCCGGGAGTCGTGCTATTTACACCTCTTAATGATCGACCGATTATATTACCAACCAGACCACGACCCCAACTAGCGCCATAATAAGACCCGGCCCACGCATTACCAACAACACGTATAGGCTGGTTCATATTAGAAGTGTGCATTATACCCGCCACGGTATTATAGTATACTTGTATAATAACCTCTTCTTCTGTCGCTTCAGAATGAACTCCAGTGCCGTCTATATTTATCCTCACACGCCAATCGTCATTAATACAATAATAACCTTTGGTAGTTCCGATAAGATTAAGTTTAATATCATCAACTACTTCTGTATAGCTTGTTGTAACACCACCCAAGGTAACTAATACCTTTGTCACATTTCCAAAATATCCACTATTAATGCCAGGGATAGGTAAATGAATATCGTAGGCACCGTGTGTACCAGCTCTGGATAATCTCATTGTGCTCGCAGTACCTTTATTGTTCACCATGGTAGGTATGGCATCAATACCATTAGTAAACCACTCTAGAGGATAGCCACCAATGGTACCATCCAGACCTAAGTCAGCCCAATTGGTTACGTTAGTAAATACTTCAGTACTTGTAACAACCCCAGTTCTTGTTAATTTAGAAACATAATAATGACCACTTACGGTATCCAATATTAAGTCACCAACAGTTATGTTTTGTGGTGTTGCGCTAATGCCTAATCTTAACCTATCGCTTAGTTTGGCTGGATTACCGACAATAATACAACTTGACATTTGCCTAGCCATTCCAGATGTCCTATCGCCTACGGTATAGGCGTCTACATGCGTTCCCACAGGAAATAATATATTGAATAACGCAACTTGCGATGCGTAATCAGGTACGGATATACCTACATAACTATTACCGTTAGGGTTATGTGTGTTAGCTATATGTCCTACCGGCATTACCTTTCCGTTATTACCCACCAGAAATGCTTGGCCATGATCTTGGTAATTACCAATACCTCTAAATGTAGATCTATATCCAGTGCCATTTAGTCCTGATACTGTGGTGGAAGCAAAACGCATTCTCACGCCGTATTTACCATATGTAGGTGATACTTCAGCCGCAGCCAGACCACCAACAATCATAGTATCACCTACCTTAACCAACCTTTTATTAGGAGATAGTCTACTCATAACATTGAATAACGCATCCTGGAAAGAATCTTCCAAATAAGTAGCTTGATCATCTACTTTATTGGCGTTCATACGCAGATCCTCAATATCGTGCGGCGAGACATAGTCGACCATTAGGTTATCAGGCCTTCCAGATAGCGTGCTTAGCACCGTCCCGGTGACGTGGTATGTCGCGCCAGCAGTGCCATTCAATTTATTTGTGTATGACATTGCCGGAGCTGTCAAATTACTAGGATCAACTACGGCAATATTATCGTGATTATAACAATCTAACGGGCTGGTTATAAGAGATGTCTCATACCACAACAAAGCACTAGCTACGCCAGATGCGTTATTGCCTAAGAATCTAGCACATCCATCTGGATTATGCGTGGGATGATACACGCCACCATTACGACGTTGTACAAGCATAACAGGAACTACCACACCCAAATTTTGATTTCCTAACGAACCAATACCTTTCGGGTTATAGTTATGTCCCGTGTACAATATATAACTATTATCCGGACCATACTGCTCTGTTGTATGTGAGGCCGCTTGAAAACGAATGTAGTTTCCATTACGAACGTATTGAGCCCCGCCATTTGTCTGTTGGTTAAGATTATAATTATTATATAACTCATTACCTAAAAGAGGAACAACTCGCATGCGAAATCTAGCCTGCATAGGATTACCATTATCCATGTATATGTTGTTATCAGGATCACTAGCGAATCTAATTTGCTCAGCTGGAGTCATAGTAGACCATACTAAGCCTCTACCAACCAGCTGTCCTGCAGGTTGCCATGGACCGAACAATGAATATGTATCCGCACCAGTAAATGTTCCGGCCACATGCTGATTATAATTAGACTGGCGCGGGCCAGAGATCGGATTAATACCATATTGAGCTTGTACATTACCAAACGGATACACCATATCATTAATGCCTATAGATTCTCTCCAAGATTCTATAAACACGTAATCTCGTCTAGACATATCTGGGAGCATGCATATACCATGCGAAACATCATTAATAGAACTACCTAGCGCTAATGATTTCTCCACAATAGCTGGACCTTCAATCACTTGTATTATATCAAAACTATGTACCATTAGACTAGCGGCATTGGCATCTGTGCTGTATCCATAATACATAATTCCTGTAATATCATAATTAGTAAGATCAGCCTCGACGCGTGTGTGGCCATTAGGTAATGTTGACGATGTAAATGCCACATTACCATAACCACCAGGAGAAGTATATTGTAGGGCGTTGCCAGCTATATTAATAAAAGAAATCTCCATAACTAATTTAGCCGGAACCGATATCGCTTTATTAATAGGATATTTAGTTCTTAGTAACTCGATATTTGTGGTGTTTACACTGTTAGTAGTAAGCACTCCACCGGCTAGAGTATGTGTCCCAGCACTATCTATCCAGTTATCAGCGCCATTTAGCGCCATGGCAGACGATACTAGCGTGGTGGTAGTCTTAGGAAAGTAGATATATTCTCCTGGCTCGTACGCCTTAGAGAGTACTTTGGGGTTAAGCTCGTTTGTGGGAACTCCGGCATTCGGAAATAAAATACCATACGAATTCTGGTCAACCCCAGCGGCTATTAGACCATTACTCCCAGTTGCTAATGTACCCTTTATGGCATGTCGCACACCATTGATATTATATGTGATGTTACGCTGTCTGCTATCTATACTATCCTCGCCTAGACATCCGCATAATGCGTTTATTAATGTACGACCTGCTGGATATGCGTGCGTTGAATACTCATGTGTGTTACCATAAATATTACTAGGAGTTACAAAATTTTTATACGGACCGTCATTATAAGAATGTCCTGATCCGCCGAAATATTCGTTTCTAGCATCTACCTGCGCGTCAAATTCTGATTTAGACATAATCGCAGCTTTAACGCCTGCGTCAGCCACATCAGCATCCCATGCATTAGGACCACCACCAGGACTGATAAGCATGTTGCCTCCTAAATATACTATTGTGAACTACTATGAGTAATAGTTCTTGTTAAGAGATTAATCCTAACATGAACCTTTACCTTTTTCAGAACATATTAAATTAACTCACTGAATATTCATACTCCGGTTCATTGACACTAATATACGCGAGGTTAATATGCCTAAATCCAAACTTAAAGAACTTAAAGTCAAGCATGATATCAAAAAATCACGATACTGGGTGTCTGATTTAGGTATAGTTTTTTACAAGAACGCTAAAGGTATTCTCGTAAAAATGAAACCATTTATAACAAAAGATGGATACGTGGAGTATGTATTAACTAAAACTGATGGATCTAAGCAGCATTTGCAGGCCCAGATTATTGTTTTGTCTACATTTAAAGGCTTGCCTAAAGATAAACGCAAGACACAAGTTAATCATCGCGATCATAATCGTAAAAATAATTACCCTAATAATTTGGAGTGGGTTACTCCTAAACAAAATATTATAGCTTCCTTTAATAACGGGAAGACTGTGTGGAATAGCCCTAACAAGAAAAAGAAATAACTAACAGCATGAGCTGCTATCGTTATATCATAACTACATAACCATATATTATTAAAATGAGTTTGTAGTATAAATAATATCTTAAGGAGATACATATGAACAAGTTAGTAATCCATTACTGTGGTGGGGCAGGACTTAACATCGCACATGCTATGGCCGGCAAAGGCCTATGCAAACAAGGCGCCGGGTTCTGTGAAATTAAACCACAGTATATCGATACGTCTGAAAATAATATCCGTAATCTCAAGAGAGATGATTTCTGGAGAGTGACTTCGAAAAACGTAGCCACTAACCAGATCGATGGTAGTGGTGGTGAGCGCAAGACTAACTTTGCCGCCATTAGTGCTAACCTTGAAGAATATCTTAATCAATATGGTTACCTTAATAAAGTTATTGGAGAATTTCATATTGTGGTTTTCTCTGCCGCTGGTGGTACGGGTAGTATTGTTGGTCCTTTGTTGGTTACCAGTCTTCGTAAATCAGACATTCCTGTAGTTTCTATTGTAATCGGGGATAGTAGTAATGGCCTGAGCTGTAAAAATACGTTGAACACGATTGCTAGTTTAGACGGAATGGCTAAACGTGTTGCTAAGAAACCATATACTGTCGTGTATATGAACAACTATGCGGCTAATGGCTCAACTGCTTCCGATAGAGAGAAATCTGTTAATGAAAGTATTTACACTACGTTAACTACCCTTTCATTGTTTATGTCTGGCGATAACGACGATATCGATACTAAAGATATGATTAACTTCGTATCTCCTAATGAATATAGTACTATTCAGATCTCTCCAGCATTGTACTCTGTGAATATTTTCAATAATGATAAAATCGAAAACGATCCTGTCGCTGTTAATATTCTTGGTCGTACATTAACTGTTCCTGATCAAGGGTACAATATGGATCTTACTTTACTGCATCATAAACATGGCAAGATCTCCGAACCTGGCGTTATTGATATCATTGGTGAAGTTACTCCTATGCATATCTTATTGTCAGGAGAATGCCTTAATGCAGAACATAAGGTATTAACTAACACTGTAGCAGAATATGAAGCTATTATGAATAGCATAACCAGTACTGAATTATCCGGAGCTGGTGATGAAGAAGATGGCGGAATGGTTTTGTAGAGTAATTTAATAGATAGTATGCTACCACCCACATCATATGATGTGGGTGGTAGCATACATTAATAAGGAGATTATCTATCGTGAGAGCTGATGCTTATGTCATTAATATTAGTAGTATATTGCAACATCCTGATGCTAAAGGATTAGGTATATCTTATAGTATTGATACCCATGACGCTTCAGATCACCTAGAGGCGTTATTGGGTATGGAGAGATTTATCGAAGGTGTTGTTAATGAATATTTAGGTTTGTTAGATCCCTGGAACTATGTTAATACGGAGACTTCTGAATCTAAACATTTCAAACAAGCAATGCTGGACATATGTAAAGAATATCTGCCGGATAGCAGTCATTATGATATTAATATAACAGCTAAAATAATAATATTAGATTATCAACTGTATATTACTATAACTCCCGATATTCACGGGGATTTTTTGATTTCGACACAATATATTGAGTACATGAAATGGAGGAATAGTGATAGATACGAACAAGATCGCTAGCGATATTTATATAGTACCTGTAGCTAACATTATTTCTTATTTACATAGAGTTAATTTTAAATCAATACTTAAGAAATATATAAAAGAGAATACAAAATCTGATTGTCTTTATTACTTACCTAAGCATACGCACATATATCTGGATGACTACATACACCATCTAGTGATTTCATGGATACGTTATAATTATAACATATTGCCTTACCATAATACTAAATTTGGGATGTGGAATATGTTGTCTATCACAGATAGCGCGTATAAGATATTATCTAATACCTTAGATTTAAGATTACCCAAATCAATGCTACGTGATGATGGATTACCTATATCTTGCAATACCATGCTAATCGGCACATCATTATTAATAACCATACGCACCATCATACTTTTCCCTAGGAGCCCTCATGTTACAGATTAAAGATAAAATGCTATCTAGCAGCAACATCATCATGCGAGAAGTCTATATTATAGATATAGATAGCTATATGGTAACGGCGGATGCCATCATGTCTAATTATGTAAATCTACCCGCTGGATGTATTTATATTAAAGGATTAAGATTCCCGCTCGCGTCTAGGAAAGATTTAGCCAGATATACTAAATATGGAATATCTGGCGATAGTCCATGGCATCCGTTTTTAACAATACCTATGCTGCATTCATTAGTAGAATATTACCAATACACACATACTGATAATCCAGAACTTTTCGAAAAGAATCCTGTATGTGATGGTTGTAAGGTATACGATACTCTCGCGCACGAGACAGATGAATCTATTATATTAAGTATAATTCCGGATATCACGTCTGAGGATATGGATCTTCTAATAGAATTATTCCTAGTGATGTATCATAACGTATTTGAGAATATTTTTGAAATGCATCCTAATGATATATTTTCTCTGGATACATCAACATCAACATATAACCTCGTTAGATATGATGATATCAGAGCATATCGTTTTACGGAGGTTATGGATATCAATGGAGGCTAGATGCTAGAACACGTATTGAGTAGTGATCGGAGACTGGATACTGTCGTAGTTATGTCTATACCAGAGACTACAGTGTATGTAGATGCCATATTAAATATTATATCTGATCACGAACATGATGATATCATAACTGGATGTATTGGTAACCTAGCCAAAGAAGTTATTTCTGGGACATTACCTACAAATCTTGTAGCTAGAACCATAGAGTATATGTTATTAGACGATTTTAGAGTATTTATAAACATAAGCAAACCTGACGACAGAATAAACATCAAACTATGTATGGACGAGATAATAACTATTATAAAATCTAAAATACCTATCCTCGTTAATAACGCGACAAGTGTCTTGGTTACAAATGAGACACAACCAGCCTCCTATGAGAAGGCTTTAATAATATCTAATATAATGTTGGATAAATCTAAGATAGTGCATTTTAAGATATTTCAAATGGAGGTACCGGATGCTCAGCATAACTATTAGTAAGGATATAATCATTAACAAGTTACCACAAGAGCCATATCCGGGAGCATCAGATGTGGCTCTTCGCACGTACACTACCCACCCGCTTAAGGGTAAAGCATATGTTACTGATGCCATTAAGACTATTTACGATAAGATAACCTATTCCGATACCGATAAGGTAGAGGCGTTTGCTAATATAGATTCATATACAAACGAACCTGCGTTAGTTACATACTTTCTAAAAGCACATAAAATAATAACAACAGCTATCATAAACAGACATAGATCAGTATTATGTAACGCATGGTATGATAAAATGGACGATAAGAATGTAATATTTAAATTGGAGTAATTTGTCAATACCCCCCACCAAGCCATGCTCGGAGGAAGCTTGTAAAAGCTTGTTGACCAGTCTAAGTTATCTTACGATAACTACGTTAAGCTTGATCTAGATACCCTAGTATGCCGCCTCAGTACTAGGCTCTATCGTGGCTCTGTAAACAGTCTGTTGGGTAACGGACAGTCAACCACATCTGAAGCTTGCTTAACATGGACGAGAGGAAGTCGTAGAGATACGCATAACGCTGTAACGGCGGTAGGCTACTAATAGCCTAATCAATACAAGGAATATACACATGCGTGTATATGTAATAAATATAGATAATGAACCACTCATGCCGTGCTCACCACGGATAGCTAGACGGTTATTACGTGCCAGTAAAGCTAAAGTTAAAAGAAGAACACCATTCACTATCAAACTTAACCAACCAACATCACACTACGTACAACCAGTAACTGCAGGTATGGATATAGGATCTAAAACTATAGGCACTGCAGCTATAGCTAGCAAAAGAGTTATCTATCAAGCTGAGACAGTCATACGTAATGATGTTAGTAAGAAGATGACCCAGAGACGTATGTACAGGAGAACCAGACGTGGTAGACTACGTTATAGAGCACCTAGGTTCCTTAACAGAACTAGTAGTGGACTACCACCTAGCCTAAGATCTAAAGTAGACTCACATCTACGCGAACGCCGTCAGATGGAACAGATACTACCTATCTCTAAATGGGTGGTTGAAACTACTAAGTTCGATATAGCTAGAATATCGAATAACAATTTCCTAGTTGATAATTACCAGAAAGGAGATCAATTAGGTTATTATAATGTTAAAGCTTTCGTGTTAGACCGTGATAACTATAAATGTAAATCTAGACAGAAGTGTAAACACTCTGATAAGCTACATGTGCATCACATACGTTATCGCAGTCAAGGTGGTACTAATGCTCCAGCTAACCTAGTTACACTATGTGAATCATGTCATAAAGCACTACATGCTGGTATGTTCACTATAGATAGCGCTCCTAGTAGAACTAGGCATGCTATGCATACTAACTACATAGCTAACAATCTTAAGAAACTAGTGCCACTACAAGAGACCTTCGGTTATATAACGAAGTATGTTAGAGAACAGATACTGCATCTACCTAAGACACACTACAACGATGCTGTTGCTATAGCTAGCGGTAGTAACCGTATTAAGAGTAGTGACTATGTTCTACTTAAAAGACATGTCTCGTCTGGTGACTATCGACAGACTAAAGGACCGCATAGTAACATACGTATACCTACAGGTAAACTGTTCGGACTACGTAAGTTCGATCTTATACAGACTCCTAAGGGCACTGGGTTCATTAAAGGTAAGCGTAGTACTGGATGGTTCGTTATAGGAGATATATTTAGCCAGTTGATAGATGAAGTTAGCGTTAAAAAGAACTGTAAAAGGCTACAAGCTAGATCAACAACACTTATATACCAAGGAATAATACATGCAATGTAATAATAATACTGTTACACCAATTCCACACCCACCTGTAGAGGTGGGTGTTCCCTTGGTGTTATAAAATGGGAGCTATATCTGTAACATCCAGAGTTAGATCTAACATACCAGATGTTGAGATAGCCAATAGGATGAGTTTTATACACGTTGTTAATATGCATTCAGAATATGCATTATGTCAATCCGCACTATCTAATAAATATCCTGAGATAACCATGTCTGGTGGGTTAAGAATATTTCAGATAGTTATAGAAATTATTATTGCTGAACATAACTCAGGGCATGTTGATTATCTTAATGGGTTAGATTCCAGTGAGATAATTCTTGACGAGGCGTGCGAGGAACTTGAGTATACTATTCATAAAGAATATCTACAAGGGGTCGACGTAACTGAAGATATGATAATATTATGTATGGAAGTCATTTCTGATAGTCAGTTTGTTAATAATCTATATAATATGTACAACCATGACAAATCTACTATTGTGATAGGTCAATGGGATGGCTGCAACAATAGCTTGATGTTGCATATGATAGTGGTTACTAATAAGGAACGACTATGAATACGGAAGTAACAGTTTCCGGATGCGTATCGATAACAGCAATTACTTCTATGGAACATATATACGTAAATAGTAAGGATGCTATTGAGTCGTCTAGCGAGATAACTATCATAGACGCTACCTCTATGTATGCTATGTTCAAAAACTCGTTAATCTCTAACGGATGTGTATTTCCAGAAGAAGTTAATATAAAGTTATTTATTATCCTTAGTGAGATATCTATAATAAATATAGGCGCGTTAAATATAGACGATACTAAGGTTGGGTATGGAAATATGTATATGGACGCCATATGCGAAGAACTGGAAGCTTGTGAGTTAAATAGTGTTATATCTGAGATACCCAATAGTACTAAGATTATAGAGCTTTTATATTCAATAATTCCAGAATATAATATATCTGTTACTGGTATGGATATAGCAGATTATATGGATATATACATACCTGTAAGATGGGTGTATTCTAATAATCAGATTATGGTACATATAACAAAAGCTTGATAACATAAAATGGAGGCAATATAGTATGGGGACGCGAGCTGAAGATAAGGCTTTTCAGAATTCTATGTACGGGGCATATGTTAGTATCGGAGATGTTACTCCGGGTAGTACTATGAAAATATTAACAATGGCATTCTGTCCTGAAGTATTACGCGCTATGCGTCATGTAGGATGCGTAGACATGGCTGAGGATCAGCTACTAAATGAAGTAGGGAAATATATTATAGATTACTGCACGACATTAAGGGCTGATTTACAAGCACCTGAATTAGCTGATTATGTCCCGCAGTATTCAAGCAGTCTTGTAGAAACATTGACTATAGAAAATGCTATTAGATGGTACGCGCCATCATTGCTGTCGGAATTAGAGATATTGGGGATCACAAGACCATATCTCATAAACATAGACACACAAATTATAACTATAGGTAATAAGAAGGAGTATTCGTAATGTTTACTATTAATAAGTCATATGACTTTACCACACTAGCTGCAGCTATACTAGGCGCGGCTTATACTAATATGAAAGTATTAGGTATTCTGACAGCTAAAGAAGCATCTAAGCATATCGATGTGTATACACAATTTACTGCTTTGAATACCATCATCGCAGGTCTTCCTGTATCTGCTGATATGCTTACATACATCCTGTTCGAAGATGCTATGGGAAACATTAAGGTAATCGCCCAAGAGTATATTGATCCGGCTACTATCGTATTAGTTACCGTAACCAATATTAGAGTTGATATCTTTGATGTTCCAAGTTCTACCGAAGCAGTCTTATCAGCCAGACTTAAAGAGATCGGATTAACTAATTTTAATATTATGCCATTATAATTAAGTTAACCTTCGGCTCTATAGCTGGTGGTGGCTTATAAGTAATTATAAGATACTACACACGGGAATTCCCGTGTGTAGTATAACTTATTTTTTTCTTTGGAACACGAGTATTTTGACTAACATATTCGGAGGTATCGTGAACTATTTCAAAAGAGATATGAAAGATTATATCACTACGATTTCGCCCATTTCAAACTATATGGAACAGGCCGTTAAGTTTGTGTCCAAAATAAGAAACATTAATAAAGAACAAGCTACCGAGGTAGTTAAAAAGGCTATAGCTTCTAAAAAATATAAAGATCCTATCGTAGAGTATAGAGAGAGATTAGATAATGGTGATAGAGATATGACTACCACTACACTATCTAAATACATAGGTTCTGTAATACAAAATAAAGATATCATTGTACCTTCATTCACAGTGTATGATCACCCCGATAAAAAACGATCATTACATGCCGATTTCCTTAGTGGTAACATAAAGAAACGTAATAAACACAAAGCAGCCGCGTTTGAAGCTTACCAGAATGGTGATATGGGTACATATATTAATAATAATGTACTACAAAAGGTCATGAAGATTTTCAATAACTCCCTTAGCGGTGCCTATGCTAGTAATTCTACCATATTGTATAATCCTTCACAACACTACACACTTACATCTATAACAAGATCAGTGGCTAGTATCGGTAACGCTGTGACCGAATCATTAGTAGCAGGTAATAAGTGTTTGTTCACACCAGATACTACTATGAATTATATAACTGCTTGTATCACCGTACCTAATATGGCAACTATAGCTATGGCTATCAAACATTATTCCATAGCCATACCTACTGTAGATGATGTGTACAACATGATACGTCGTAGTAGTGATAGATATTGGACTAATACAGAAAGTCATAATATGATATATTTATACCTAAGCACATTAACTAATACAGAGCTAGCTGCAGTTATGTATGTTAATGATCTATATCATCTCAGAGCTCATAATGAGGAGTTAATAAAAGATTTCGTATGGAACTTAGCTAATAAAGTTACTGTGGGTTGTGCTAACCCACTTAAGGCTTTGAATGTTAATATGGAAGGAATAAATAACCTAGTACATCATATCTGTATGGACAACATTAAGGGTATGAAAATAAAGTATTCTGAATTACAAGAATCTGATCCAGAATTACTTATGATATTAGGATCTACTGCCGAAAATATATATAAAGTACTTAGTAAATATCATCTACTGATAAAAGCATTCTTAACTACTGACATGCTTCCAGTCGATATCGCTAATGTAAAAGATTTATTTAGAGATGTGATAGTACTATCAGATACAGATAGTACTTGCGGTAGTTACGATAATTGGGTACATTGGTATTATGGCAATGATAGATTTACTCCCGAGGCCGTAGCTTTGAGCGCCGCAGTTATGACTATTAATACACAAGCCATAGATCATAATATTAAAGTGTTTGCCAAGAACATGAACATCGACACAGATAGAGTAGATTTATTAAAGATGAAGAATGAATTCTTTTTCTCTCAATTTGTAACTGCTAATATTAGTAAACATTATTATGCTAATATCGAAATACAAGAAGGTAATGTCTATAGCAAACCTAAGCTAGAGCTTAAAGGCGTGCATCTCATTGCGTCATCCGGCAACCAAAGTATAGTCAAATCGGCTCATGATGATATGATATCTTTTTTAGAGAGTGCTAAGAATGATAAGAAGATATCCGCTAAAGAGATACTTACTAAAGTAGCTAATTTAGAGAGATCTATATTAAAAGCTATATCTGCCGGTGAGATAAGTATGTTTAAATATGATAAAGTTAAGGCAGCAGAATCTTATAAAGATCCGGATAAATCAAAATCTCCGTACTTCCACCATATGTTATGGAATGAGGTTTTCGCGGACAAATATGGTTCTCCTGGAGAGCCTACATATATGACACTTAAAGTACCTACTACGCTCACTAGTAAGAAAAAACTGACTGAGTATATATCTACTATAGAGGATAGAGAAGTAGCTGATCGATTATCGACTACTATGGCTAAATATAATAAGGTAATGTTAGGTGTGTTTAAAGTACCGCTATCGATTGCTGGTGGGGAGAAAGGAATTCCTGTTGAAATGTTAGGAGCTCTAGATACACATAGGATTGTTTTAGATAATATGAATATTTATTATCTCCTTATGGAGACTTTGGGTTTATTCAGGAAGGGCACTTTATTATTTAGTGAAATGGGTTACTAATCCGGAGAACTAAATGATAAAATTAACTACTGAACAATATATAACTAGAGCTGAAGATGTTCATGGGTATGCATACGATTATAGTAAAGTTAAATACAATAATTATCTAACTAAAATCATTGTGGTATGCCCAGAACATGGTGATTTTGATATATTACCAGGTAACCATCTAGCCGGTAACGGCTGCAAACAATGTTACATAGCTAGGAACACACTAACTACCGAAGAATTCATCAAGAGATCCAAAGCTAAACATGGTGATAAATTTAGCTATGATAAATCTATATATACCGCAGGTAATAAAATAATCGTCACATGCCCTATACATGGCGATTTCGAAACGTCCCCTTTTAATCATATGAATGGTCATGGCTGTTTCAAATGTAGGACTAAGCCTGCTCGTTTGGAAAATATCGAATACCTGAAAAGAGCTATGGCTATTCATGGGGATAAGTTTGATTATTCTAAAACAGAGTATATATTATCTACTCAGAAGCTATCGATAATATGTAGAAAACATGGCGAGTTCAAAGTCTTGCCTGCCGACCATATAAAGGGTAATGGCGGATGTAAACGTTGTATGTCTGATGCTAGTAAGGAATTACTTAGTAGGGATACGGCCGAGTTCATCGAGCTCGCTAGAGAGATACACGGCAATACATACGACTACAGTAAAGTTAAGTATGTCAATAACATAACTAATGTAACCATAGTATGCAATACCCACGGCGAGTTCGAACAAACACCTAAATTACACCTTAATGGCGCAGGTTGTTTCGAGTGTAGTGTAGATGCGAGACGAGATACATTAGAAGAGTTTAAAGAGAAGTCCTTGGTAGTTCATAAAGGTCTATATAATTATGATAAAGTTATATATGCTAACGCGAAAAGCCATGTGATAATAGTATGTAAAAAACATGGTGAATTTAAACAAACGCCGGCCAGTCATATAGCAGGAACTGGGTGTCCTATATGTAACTCTAGTAAGGGTGAAATAAGAGTAGCCGGGTTCCTGATCGAGAATAATATAAAATACAAGAAAGAATATATAATAGGCGATAGTAACCTATATAGGTATGATTTCTATCTAACTAATCTCAATGTACTTATAGAATACGATGGTGTACAACACTATCGAGCGATAGGGTTCTTTGGTGGTGAAAAAGCCCTACTATCGACACAAAAAAGAGATAAAGCTAAGAATGAGCTAGCCGCTAGGCATAATATACCACTTATACGAATACCATATATGGAATACAAAAATATAGAGGATTATTTATTATTTAAATTATCCAAAATATATAAATATAGAGATGGTGATAAGTATTATAAAGATTTCCGAGACATATGCCATAGTAAAGATCTACCACCAGAAACCACACTTAATGACGTTAAAAAGTATCTAATGCACACTTAAAGAACTCTTTGTTATTCTCGGAGATGGGTTATTAATGTAATAACAACTACCTACTGGATATCCAGTAGGTAGTTGTTAACATTATTTTTTTATTACAAGATGCATAATCCTAGAATAACATATGATATATTCTATAGCAGAATATTCTTCGTCTATAGGAGCTATATCAACAGGATCTCCGCACCAAGGACATCGAGTGGTTGGTGTTCTTTCCGTATTATGCCATCTGCCTCTTAATATATGTCGATTTATGTTATTTTTACTAACTACTTTATTATCGTACATGACATTAATAACAGACTGCACACCCTTAACGACATCTATAGCAAGATCTTTATCATTAAGATATGAATACATTACTGCTAATACCGAGTCTATCTCAGGAATTGAGTTTTTGTAATAAGACCTAACGCAAAGTATCCAGGCTATAGTTAATTTTACAAATTCCAATTTAGATAAAATCTGAGTACCAGATACATCTCTGGTGGAGTTGTACATATTGAATATAGAATATAGTAAATTTACGCAAGAAATAATACTGCACCTACATGGTCTTGTCTTCATATCATTAATATAGATAGGTGTTAGTAATACCTCTCTAAGTATTCTGGCGTCGCTAGGATTATATTTTCCTTTAGCTAGCCTTATTGCCATATACGCAAAACACTTAGGTGCCGTATAGATATATGTTGGTTTGATATCAGATACACCACCACTATCTGTTGAATACAACATATAGTCATAATGAACTATTATGGATGTTAGTTTAGAACGAATCGAAAACTCAAAATCTTTAACATATGAATCCTCAATATTACCAAACCCGCTTATTAATAGTAATAGACCAGATAATACTTCTTCAGATACTGCTAGTGTCTCGGATGTGAATACGCCGACAGGAGTCCTTCGAACACCCTTAATCTTATCATTATTGATAATACACATATCTATACCAGATAATAGTTTTTTATAAGCATCTAGATAAGATTTGTTATCAGTCACAACATACAGCCTGCCTAGTGCATGACATAATGCTGAACTACGCTCCACAACACCATCCACACATAACGGCATGTTATTATCAGTGCGTCTACCCAAGCATATAGCTATGGCGTTGTTATTAAACTCGCTATCGGTATCTGATAATATATTCCATTTAGGTATGCTATCTACTAACGTATCCAGATAACCATGGACATCTTTGTTATACGTAATTACAGAGCTTCTAGTAACATCGATATTTTTAGGATCTTCAGCATACATAACATACTTAATAGTCTTGCTAGACCTAGTCAACCAACGAAATATTACAAACCCCCAATGACTACGTATTCTTAAATCCTTATCTCGACCCCGCATAAGTTCCCGCTCGGAACGTACTACGTTAGCATAACCATACCTAATGATGTGAATATATAATAATAAGTACTTAAACAATGGAGAACCTCCTCCCAGGACAATACGTTTACTAAACCTGTGTGAGAAAGGCTGATTTGTACATATGTGTCACTAAAAAGTATAGTATACTAGGAGAATATTCTCCTAGTATACTATGTTAATATAATCTGTTACCGAAAACCGGCCAGTCTGGCCTTGATGCCATCAAATGCATCCTTGGTAGAACTGGACATAGGGACATCGGCCTGTAAATTTCCGACACCTAGCGCGTCATGACATGTCTGCACAAAGTCCATTAACGTCTGTATAAGTTCGTCCTGTCCGTTATAGACATGGTATGTATTTACGTTAATCTGATAATGATCTAAAATGTTATCTATCTTTTCTATGGTATTATTTATAATGGATAAATTAGTACTTGTTATAAGAGTATCTATCTGGGAATCTAAAAATATACTATTACCTTTACCATCAAGTATTTCTAATTTACCTTCTTTAGTATCTATAGTTATTTCATATGTAGTATACTCACCATCAGTATCAGATGTTCTTAATTTCACTAATTTATTAATAGTGTCTATGATATAATAATATGAATTTTCCAATAACTGATCTGGAGGAACATCTATACTAGCTTTATTACTAACAACTATAGTTCTTTTTTCCAACTTGCGTAACTCTAATTCATTATACAATGTATTCCAATAATATTGGTCAGTATCAGCATATTTATAGATTCTAACTCGCTCACCTTTACATACCGTAGGTGGTTCTAGTCGGTTAGTATCTCCGTACGGAAGCCATTTGGCTTTTATAATATCCGATTGAGTAACGTTAATGTTTGAGATAACTCCATCGGATGTTGTAGCTTTGTGTTTTATATCTGTGGTTGCCGATAACTCACCATCAATACTGGCATGAATCTCTATCGGGGCTATGTCTACGTATAGATCATCTTCTAGAATATCTTTTGTAACAATACCTAAAGACCATAGTTTAAGTAATGACTCAGTTAGCATATAATGTCCTCCTAAAATAATGTAGTTCATTATATTATAGCATCGCCAACTATTCGGTGAAAAAAGTACATTAAAATCAAGAGGAGGTCGTATGATTCCAACTATAGGTACCAAAGGTATATTTACATTATCAGCGCCTTATAAGACACTAGTAAGCCCGACTCAAACATTAGAAGTAACTTCTGTAAGACTTCTTACCGAGATGCAGGCCTCTGGGGATGATCCTCTAAATAATGTTTATCTCTTAGCCGGAGCAACCGAAGCCGATTTTGGTTTGGATGTAGCTAATAATGTTTCTGTAATAACATTTAAAACAGATAGTAATGACTACATATATGTTCCTGAAAATAAAATAGTATCGGACGCTATGTTAACAGGCGTGCCGTATACCGAAAAAACAGTATTAGTTAACTTAGGACATGTGCCGGATTCTAAGGATCTTACATCCCTAATTAGTAATATATCTAATGCAGTGATAACTACCATAGGTATAACACCAGCAACACAAACGTTGGATACATCTAGTAGTACGCGCGTAGATATAACCAAACATAATTTATTAGAAGCCACCAGAACCCAGAAGATGACTAGTAATGAATCTTTCGAAACTAAGTATGCTAAGTTACTTGTTCTTTATAACGATCAAAAGACTTTTATCGCTAATATTGAGCAAGTATATGGCGCTAAAGGAATAGGTAATTGATATGGCTATCGGAAGCAATAGAATAAAAACTAAAAGTGTTGCATCCTTAGTGGATAAAAAGTTTATTAGTGTCGTAGATAAAACTAAAGATACTCCTCCTAATAATGCCGCAGCAACAGCACCCACCGCTGCTAGCTCTAAGAAAACCACAAGTATCGGTAAGACTAGCCCTACATCACCACAGGCGGTAACACCTCCTAGTAGCAGTTCTCTGGCTTCTGGTGACACATCTAGTCCTGTGGCTAGCACACCACCACCTGCCAATGCCCCAGACAGCACATCTAGAGATATGTCAGCGCCCATGGATATCAATGGAGCGTCTAGTAATAAAATATCATTAGCATTAGATTCTGGCATGAATACACTTACTAAAGGTGTTCCTGACGGTAAGGTAAAAGCTTTAGAATCTATGATTCATGATCGCGTTACTGTCATGACTAGAGGGATGCCGAATCTAAATAATATTGATAAACAGGCAGCCGTTCTTAAAGGTATAGGTATGATTACCAAACAGCTATCTGCTACCGGCGGCACTCTTGGGGATAAAGCCACAATAGGATCCCTATTGACATGTGTGCATAACAGTGGTGTGAATGGAGATGAAAGCTCCTTGATGGCAAGTTTGGTAGTAAATCTCATATTGACGCAAGCTCTGTGTATGAGTCCTGCTAAATTATTTAGTAGTATTGATGCATTAGTAAAGCAGGGTACTGTGGGTACTAAAGATTTAATATCAGGAGCCATATCTTCTTTTATAAGTTCCAGTAAGACCGACCCTAGAGTTAGGATTAACGCTATAAATAATCTTGAGGCTCACACCGGACCCATAACCGCGTCTATATCAGCCCAAACTATGGGTATGGCTAAATCATTTATAGATTCACTATCGACTAGTGTTAAAAGTACTAATAGAACTAAAGACCATACTGATACGATGTTAGCTCTTGATAAAATAGCCCCAGGCTGGTCAGGATTATCTGGAGATAGTACTATTGTAAAGAACAATGCTCATTTGGGACTTATGTCTAAAGATTTCTTAAAATCAACAACTGTGTCTCCGGCTAATATTAACGCCGACCCGACGCCGTTAGCGGCAGGAGATCCTAAACTTAAAGCATTATTAGTAGCCAGCATGAATCAATCTATCTTAGCATAACTTATAGTAGTTGAGAGGCATATGCCTCTCAACTACTATTGTTGTTATTTATCAACATATAATGACGGAAGATCACCATGACTTATTAGGTTGCCTAACACACTACTACCTAGAGCATTACCCATTAATACACCCAAGTTATCTGTATTGAATGTTTGTTCAAATCTCATAAGTTTTCTACTTAACGCCATTTCTACCTTTTTAGTTTTATATTTCTCTGTTAAAATATCGCGCCCTCCTAACATAGAGAAATATCTACCTAGCGGGGTATCATCTTCTATATTAACACTAAATAATCCTGTAAACAATGATGAGTTAACCGGGGATGTGACTAGTGTTGAGAAATCAGTTACAGTAAAACTAACGTCTATTCCTAATGGTTTATGTTTCTTATCAAACGCTAGGTTGGTAGTTCCTCGAGTTATACTAACTGATGTTATCATACCTAATTTAATATTCTCAATACCTCTAGAAAATGATGTACAAAGATATGGAGATGTATACGAGCTCTTACCGGCACTTAACGGCAATACTCCTGCAAGTACCATACATAGTGGTACATATATATTTTGTAATTGAGATAAGAATGAGTTATAAGGAGAGACTAACGACATCTTATAGGTATGTTGTTGAAAACTCATACTACTATCATCCCATCGTTTAGGAACTTCTATATACGCATTACCATCTAAAGCAGCCATAACATTAGTAAGATTAAAACTAACACCCGATAACGCGCCTATGGCCAAATCCTTAACTCCATTAATAGCATCAGTTACTATCGTATCTCCTAATACATTACCTCTAGCTAAATTATAGGTAAGTTCTCGTGACTTATGCGCTATGGACTTAGCTTGATCGGCGATACTTATACTAGTAGTGGAATTACTAAAGGACTCACTAGTTGATCCGGTATATTCAACGCCAAATACGGCATACGCCGCGCCGTTATGAAAACTAGCATCTAATGCCTTAGCGGCATTTTGAGTAGCAGATACCTCTTTCTTGGATTTAGGTATCTGGTATGGGCCATTAATATCTTTTCTGTAGAATTTAGAATCGCCTTGTTTACCCACAGTAACACTCGCTCCGCCAGGACTACCTTTGGGTTTGGTGGATGTTTGTTTTTTATCTCCATACTTATCCCCTGGGATGTTGTTAATCTTCTCAGAGTAGGTACCAAACGTAACTGAATGCGCCGCTTTATCTTTAATTGTTAACTCAGGTAATGCATCTATCAGTACAGTACTAGCATTATCCATCTTACCATCTTTCATACGTTTATATATAGCTTCTCGTCTAGCCATTGATGTTCTTTGGGTTCTAGTTATTATTCTGAATACATCAACATAATTAGTCTTAGGATCTATAACTCCGGGTATTAACTTATTAAGATATTCTATATCATACTGACTTACTTTATATGGGACACCCACCTGCGTGGTGTCTTTTGCGCTAGGCGCGTCAGGCATGAACACAGGAGCTAATAACCCTTGTTCTGTAACCAATTGTGTCACTAGCGTATTGACTGTCCCCCAGTACATATGCATTCTTTCGTCAAAATAATAAAATTTCATAGTATGATCTGACACTAGGGCCGATAATAAAAATTTAGTGGCTAGAACTGTAATTGTTAATATAGGAAAGGCTACAAACGCCACGGTAGTGCCGATGGCCTTACCTATATCATACATAGTAGATGGACGTCCGGTATTAGCCAGAACAGAATCGGTATAATCAACGGCTCTAAAGAAGAAGTCTATTAATGAATTAAATTTCGGCATTCCAAACTGCATAAATACTGTCTGTTGATTATCATCAAGTAGTAAGGAATACCCTTCACCCATTCCAGTGTCTTTTAGTTCTGGGTTTAACGAGGGAGTTGTGTATGACATAACAAGATTATCCGCTTTAGGATCTGTTAGCGGATTAAACTGTGGTCTGGGATTCATCATTATGTTTCCGCCGATACTAGTATCGACATATTTAAGAGATGCATTACTACTATACCTAATCGCAGCAATATCTGGATCTAAATCAACATCAGGGACCATAAACCTAGAGCGTACCCAGTCCGCGTCAATTACTGTTGTATCACGTTCTTTAGCTGAGATACTATCAGTCTTGCCAAAGATAGTAGTTATGTCAAATGCTTTATTAGCAGCTGAAATACTCATAATATCAACCTCCTCATACTTAATTTCGAATTCACTTAACATATTTTAACAATTAATATATGTATACAGACTACCTGAACCATATGGTTCAGGTAGTCTGTATAACTAATACTTAATCACCATCGATCCAGAATATCTTCTTCCGGAATTATAGAACTGGTAATTTGTTTAATACTATCTTCCACATCATGAGACTCGGAAGATATGCCTTCTGGTAGTTCCGTGTCGGCTAAAGCTTGTATATCTATACTACAGATATCCATAGCCTCTACGGAAGGAGAAGATAACTTACTAGCATATCTGATACCAGGAGCGGATACCCAATCCCAGGTAACGATTTCTCGTATTGTTTTTATTAGATTGCCGTCTGGTCGCATCTTGTCTACAGTAAACGATCTGATAGAAAAACATGTATCTTCAGCTGGGTTATCTAAGGAATCTTTTAAGCCTGAGCCAAATGCTCCAGTAGGCTTAACTAATCCTTTAATAATAACTATATTTCCTATACCTGGTATATTTTCAGAACGTTTAGTTTCATTAATAGACACTTCTTTAATATGCGCACACACATGCTGCATAGAGATTTCTAGATTCCTAATGATATATTTTTCATTAGTCATACCAGGCTCTCTAGCCGGATGATCCGCTTCGCATCGTAACCTACCACTAAGTAGTTTCTTACCAAAAACACCATCTTTATTAGTAAGTATATCTCTAACACCACTAAATGCGTATATCGCACCAGCGGAATTACGCACATTAAAAGCACCAAGAATTACTTCGTAGTATCCGTCTTTATCTGGAACTACCTTTTTATTACCAGCCATCGACTTGATGACTGTTAAATTTACAACATCTGACATAACGCGCTCCTTATATATTGCTACTGGGCATTATGCTCTCAGTAACTCCGATACTTTATTGGTTTCAGTCTCCCTATTCACAATGGCTGTGGTTACACCCGTTGAGAAATAACCACCCATAACCTTAGACAATGTATTATCATAAGAGTAATAAACATTATTAAGACCAACGTATGATGGCATTACCTTACTACCAGATTTTTTAAGGGTATGCCTATACCCCATGGTTTTATTTTTAGAATCTCTAGAAATAATGGATGCTATAATTTCTATTGCTAATGTATCATTACCAACATTACTATTAGCGTACTTCTTAGCTTCTATAAATATATCGGACAGCTTATCATAAGTAATATACCATGGTACCTTGCCTTGTAGGAAAAATTCATCAAATAAATTATGCATAAATTTGTCATTACGTATAAGGTTTCTGTTAGTAACAAACACACTACCTTTATTAATAACCAAGGCTTTGTTAATAACACCATCTACCATAACATCAGTAACATTATCTGGAGAAATGGTCATCATAACAGGAGCGGCTACCACACCATAGTTAAAAGACTCATCCACTACCGCGAATATAGACAATAATTCTACGTTAGCCCCCATAGTTGCTAGTGACTTATTAATATATCTCTCTGGGAACAATATATATAACTTATCACTAGCAACTATAGAATCACCTTTGTTACTGAATAACTTCTTAACAACCGCAGGGTTATGTTTTAGCTTGTTAGTATTCAGTACACCATCGAACATAGTTATTATTTAATCTCGACAGTGTTGAACTGTGGCATAAGCACATCCATAACAACACCAACAGTAGAAATGGTAGCCAATTCTTCTACAGTGAATTTAGGATAAATCTTATTATAATGTGACATGTATCCACTAAAGTCCATAAAATCACCACGGTCATAAACAACTACAGCAATCAGGAACCTTGTTACTTCGGTAACTTCCATAAGTTCGGAATCATCAAGACCATTTACATAGTCTCGGGCTAATTTAACAATACCAGTGATACTATCGCGACTAACACCAATAGCATCCAGTGTCGTATCATCACGCTCATCTAGGAAGTTATTAACCGATGTTACATATGCTGTGCGCAATACATTAATATTATTAATAGATGCTTTAATAGCAGCCTTCTTGCATACTGATTCATATGTGGCTACGTATTTGTCAATATCAACCATAAAGTCTTCTAACTTGACACGACTAAGACCATCAATATGTGCGGCACCTACAATCGCGTCAGCATTAGGACTATTCAAGTATTCTTGATATACGGAATCAATAAGATATATATCATTACTATCTCCAGACACAATTGACTTAACAACCAATACATTATTAGATACCATAGCATTATAACGTTTGTTATAAGCTCCCAAAATAGTCGTAGTTATATTACGCAGTGTATATAGGTAGTTTGTTTTAGCCTTTTCTATAGGCATATTGCTAACGCCCATAGTGCCATTAATATAACCAATAGTCATAGCCAGAATCAATGTTACATCATTAACCGTATGCATATCTTCTAAGAATAGATTTCGGATAAACGGATTTGTCTTACTGACATTACTAAATGTTTTATCATGTAGTGCCAATAGATCAGAATCAGAGTACTCGACTGCTACAGACTGAACTGCTTCTTCTAAACGATGGTTATCAAAACGCAACAAACGTCTAATATCATCTAGTTTAGATTCAATAAGCAATGGGTTTTCTGGAAGTTTATTATAATCAGATACTGCATCTGGGTATACCAGATCTAGCTCGGACATAATAGATACAACTTCTTCTTTTTCAAGAATATGTAATTGAACACCTTTAGCAGCATCAGGTATAACTGCTGCTGTTTTGGATTTAACCATACCACGAAGCTCTTTAGCGTCAGGTATAATCATATTGCGGTATGTGTTAATGTTAGAAGACACGTAATTAACAATACCTTTAATTGCGGCGGTCGTCAATTCGTCATTGGGACCATATTCTTTAATAGCTGTAAAGATACTATTATGTTTTGGTTCTAGCACGATACCGGAATCGGTAATTCGTTTAGCTATAGTAGTAACTACACTCATGCCACACCTCCAAATCTACGAGAAAGTTCACTAGAAATTACTGTATTAACTAAAGATATTGTATCATCTAGAGACTTACTGTTGTTATTTACATTAACAAGACCCTCTACTTTAGAAGCCACAGATAACGTGCTTCTTAAACATACGTCTATTAACATAGACACGGCCTTTTCATTTGCTCCGGTATTTGACCTACCGACCGGTTCTGGAATTGATTCATTAGTTCTCATGTTTGCTCCTTCTTTAATAGCTATCATATTATTGTAAGATGCCCCGCACATACGGGGCATCTACATCACTTCTTAAAATACATGTCTACTGCATTATCTGTAACTATTTCTAGTAACTTAGCAGAAGTTCCTAGCAAGCCAGGACTGTTTACAATACGAGCTTCGATAGACATCGTGCTGAATAAACAATCTACTTTAGTGCCATCTAATGTAATTACTTCATCATCGAAGACATCACCTACTGTGAACTTAAGTTGATTACCGAGCACGGCCTTGTCACCGATACCCATACTATCACTAACTCTAACATAATACTTTATCTCAACCTCACCATCAAGTAGTGGTACTCCATTAATATTATAACCAGAAGTAACCTTTCCTGTAGATCCAGATGATTCCATAGTTTCTAGATCCGACGCTTTAGCTAGTTTCTTAATACTAGGAGATAAGTCAGCGAATTCACAATTATATCTAACTACTACCTTACTAATAACTCCATCATATCCTGCCTTAGGAGATAATTTCTTAAGGTTTTGTAAAATATCTAGTGCTTTATTATCTAACCCACTTATATTAGAGAGTTCTGCATCGACTATAGATAATAGTGGATCAGTCGACCCTACCTTAGTTCCTACAGATACAGCATTATGTATATTATCAGTATTAGTAAGCCTAATAGACTTAGTTTTAGCAAGGACAGTACCCATACGTTTAGCAGCGCTAGTTGACAGAGCGCCAGAATCCTCATATGTTTCACGAGATTCCATTAATGCTACAGTAACACTAGATCCTTGTTTATATATTACTTTATGACTATCGAAAAGATCTGGTTCGAAGAAAGATCTATCGTAAGCTATAACATCACCAACATCAAACTTATTACCCTTTTTAAGATTAGGCACCAGCTTGTGTTCGTATGTAGACCCAGCTTCTTCCTTACCAGTCCATGGTTTAATGCTATGTTTAATGGTCTTCCCGTTAGCATATTTTATAGTTATATTAGAATCACTAACATCAACAACCTTACCGCTATCACTAGCGCTAATGACATATCGTTTAGAAGACTTAGCGGCCATAACAGACTCATACCCAGTTCTTACATAAGGAGCATGCATATCGCTCATGGGGATAACATGGGAGTTCTGTATTGAAACAAAATTTATTCAAAATTGCTGATGGGTCGTTAATCCATCAGTAGTTATTATGTATGTTCGTTTAAATAACTAACTATAGGATTTCCCTATAGGATAGACTATATCATACTCCTAACACATTAGGAGCCGCACCGCTTCGATTTAAGGGATTCTATACCCACTCACTCGAGCCCTACTTCCTTCCGGAATAGTCGTTGAACGTTCCCCTATTAAGGGCTTCGCTGCTGGTTGTCAATTATTATCTATGTATTTTTAAGGCATTCACGCTTAGGTTTATTTCATCCTTACGTTGTAGCATACATAGCTTTACGAGTTTCCAGCAATTCAATGCGTTAAACTATAACATTACTGTTATAGCAGGCTAAATTAACCGTTTTGAATCATCCATCGTGCCAAAAGGCGCTAACATAGCTGAGGTAGATAGTTTACTAGCCCAACCGTCTTTCTTATCTAACTTATCAAATGTACCACGAGTAGTAGCTAGTTTAGGCGCGGCAGTCATATATGCAGATATACCTACAGCACCACTATCTTTAACAGATTCTGATATAACACCTATTTCAGATTTATGCATAACCCTAGTTTCGGCAGACATAGTTTCTTCTTTACGACCATGAGATCCTAGGTAAGTAACATCTTCAGATTGCTTAAGTTCCGACATAGGGTTGAGATCATCCAGAATTACTGTGGTACTATCACCGGATATCTTAGTATTAACAGCATACGGATTAAACTCTATTTTACTCTTACTGAAATGACTCTTATTCATATCCACTCTAAGCGATTTAACTAATTCTAGATATAACATACCGGATATACGTTCATATCCCTTGATAATAGACCCTTCCAGACTATTAGGGTGTTTATAGCTATCATCATTAAGTAATTCTACAGCCTTACGAAGAACACCCACAAATGAAGTAGGCATCTTAAATAACTCTAGTACTTGTTTAGTAATAGGATCTATAAACATGTTCTCCATGAGTTTTATCTCATTGACATATAGTATAGGCAGCCCCATAGCTGAGAACATAGCACCAAAAGCAGATCGAGTTTCGATAGATATAGATGTAATTTTCTTAGTGTATTTAATTAAGGAAGATATACCTGCTAATATCATATCACCTTCTGCGAAATCCCTAGTGATCACATATGTTATATCTTCAAATACTATCCTAAATTTATCTGTACCTAGAGTAACTCTTTTTCCAGTATCTATTGTCTCATATTTGCTATTAAGCATTTTAAGAACATTCTTGAATCCTAAATAGTAGCTAAGTAATATGCCTACCGGAATCTGTTCTTTATATATTTTAGCATTGCAATACTCGATAGGAGCTTTAGCGATATCCATGCCTAAGAACTCATATATAGTACCTATATTAGCATTATTCTTATCCAACACACTTATGGTGTTATCGTTATTCATAACGATAGGAGATTTACCTTTATGACCTACTATAACCGAACCTTTCTTTTCTATTTTAGTAACATCAATATCCCCAAGCCCCACAAGTCGGTTAGAGTATTCAAAATTAAATACGACACCTGAATAAGTAAAGCCTTTTACGTAACGACTTAATATACCGTAATCTTTAGGTGCTGTCACATCTGGTTCCAATACAGATACTAATGCGATATCTTTAAGTTTGTCATCAACACTATCTAATTTAAGTAATTGTTTAACAAACCAGTAACCTAGATCATTCTTCTTGTATGTGTTACGAGAAATAAACAATTTGCCGTAGTAGCTATTTAAGCTAACAATACTATTAGATATTTTCTTTAGTGGCACATCAGCTCTCTGAGCCCTCATTACGTAATTATTACCGGACATGCGGATCGTATTATCCTCATGAACCACAGGTATATGTACTGTAATAGTACTCTTAGTGCCATTAGTACTCTGTAATGATAATTTATGTATTTCAGTATCATCAAGAACATCTTTCTTATGGGTTATAACATGCTCTTTAACAACAACCCCTGCCTTTTGAATCGAGTACATGGTAGATAGTATATCCTTACGCATAGTCTTACGTAAGTATGTTCTCTTAGAAGATCCTAAAGTATCCTTAGCCATACTTTTATCTAATATACTAACACTATCTAACGCCTTATCATCAGTATTGGGTATATCTAATTCCGTGATCTCGGGCGACAGCATGTCAGATAATTTTGTGCCGTCATCATATGGAGATGGCATAACTACCTGTCCTTTGATAGTATCTATCATACCATCTCTAGCAGCCTTACTAAGAAGTTTTCTATCTGATAAATCAGTTAGGATGCTTACTAATGCCTCATTATCAGTTAGCGCAGGAGATTCATCTATAGTATCCATATTCTGATCGATAGAATCACTCACCGTATCTTCCATATCCATTACATCAATAGCGGAATCAATATCTCCCTTGATATCGGTAACACTTAACGATTCTACGTTATCAGTATCGGATATTTCATTATCTATAATATCTTCCAAATTTATATTAACGTCGCCTTTGTCTCTAGCGGATACAGAACTATTATCGACTAACCCAGAGATGCCGGCCATCTTACCTGTTCCGATAATAGGAGCGGCTTCGATAATACGATTTAAGTAAATATATAGTAATTTAAAAACTGTTTTAGAAGGGTATTTAGTTAATTTAGATTCTATAGCGTACGCATCAGTTATTGATGCTAATAGCTCTAAATTAATAATACATATCTTATTATTTATGGTTAATATAATATCAACATATTTAAACTCATCCGGCGTTAGCATCTTAGCTATAACGGACTTATCTTTATGGTCCTTATGAACGAATCTAAATAGCTCTAAAATATTGAATAGTGCGGCATCGCTAAATATCTTGAGTCCCGGCCGTGTGAGTGCTGGCATATATTTATTAATGTCAATTCTGGATGGCACACGATAAGGGATGTCCATAAAGATAAATTTATGCCTGTTAACACCGGACTTCTTGGCGGAGGCCAATGATACTGCTGTGGATAGGCTATTCTCCCACACGTAATATGGAGTAATAGGATGTGGGGTATATCTGTATCCAGAATTAAGAACTCCCATATTAAATAATACTGGGATTTCGGAAGATATTGTAATAGGATTAGCTTTAGCGAGATACTTGAACTTAGGCTCCACATGCTTAGCTTTAGCTATTATCTTACCAGCACTAACTGTTCTTTCTTTTGGATTGCCCTTGATATCATCATGTGTATATCGAATTATATTATAGACAATAGCTTTCTTAACATTATGAAAATATCCAATATTCCTACTCGGCCACATTTTTATGGAAGTTGGGTTGTTCCACAATAACATACTGGACCTAGGGTAAGCTATATCATTAGCGGTCCATACTATAGGCGATATTAGGTCACGAATAAACCTAGTGCCATGTTTATAATAGAACTTATCATAATTTTGCATAGAGCCTCCTCTTTAAGTAATGTATGAATAGTCAAACAAGACCAGGGCGCAGTTTTAACTGATAAATTAACCAAGTAACCGCAGGAGACATCATGAAGGGGATAGTTAGATACGAGTATGACAGAACAAAAGATATATGTAAATTCACCGCATGGTTAGGTCATAGATTCACCTCGATCCTTCATAAATCAGGATATACTAGATCTAAACAAAAATATCTTTTCGCACACATAGGTATGGCTGGTTTTAGTGTACATAAATTTTTTATACCAGATATTAAACAGATATTATTACATATCTTGGATACTGGGTCGCAATTTGATGTTAACTTTAAAGCTATAGAGAATATAGTAAAGATCATCGACAATGATATTATGGTATCGCACGGAAAACTATCTCCATTGGATATGAATATAATTAATAACGATATGAGATATCCACCACTACCTGTACAGAAACCCGTATATGAAAATTATATTAATATAAGAAATACTAATATGTCTAGAGGTATGTTACTAGATGGGCCAGTAGGTATTGGTAAAACATATATGTCGCTATCTATAGCCTTAGCTCTTAAAAGCGAAGTAACATTAATTGTGGCGCCTCTCGCTACTATAGATAAAGTATGGTCTAATTCATTATCTGGCGACGGTGTGTTATTCAATAATCCACAAAGCCATTATATCGTCGGCAGCGATACAGATTATCGTGGTGAGAAATATGTATTATGTCATTATGAAAATATTGGTAAAATTATGGATCTGTATAGTAAATACAATATTAACTTCACTATGTTGATTGTTGATGAGATTCATAATTTCACAGACATGAAATCTAATAGGACTAAGCTACTTATAGACATAACTGATAAGATACCATTTAAGGATACTCTACCTATGTCTGGGACTCCTATTAAGGCTGGATATAAAGACTTAGTAGCCATATTAAAAATAGTATATTCTGATTTTAGCACTACAGTTATGAATAGATATATTAAACTGTACAGAGGTAGTAGCTGGTTGATGAAAGAAGTGCTTAAAGATAAATACCGTGGGGTATCTACAGTACTTAAGAAAACTGATATGAAAATACCACCATTAACTACTACTAATGTTAAAATAAAAATAAAGAATGGCGGCAAATATACCTTAGCGGCCATAAGAAGGCGTCTTATCGATTATGTAGAAACAAGACAAAGAGAATTAGACGATAATTATGATACTTATTCGGAACAGTACACACGATTATACACTAAAGCTAAAGATATCCTACTCGAGACTGGTAAAGTTTCTGTAGATAAATTTAAATGGTATGAGCGAACGGTAAAACTCATAGTAGGAGCACATAATAATAATTCATTAATGTCTGTTGCTAACGATATACGCGAAGTAAATGTGTTTGAAAAAACATATATAATATCGGTTCTTAATAGTACTGATTCTAATATATTTAAAGATGTTAAATCTATATACAAATACTCATCTCTAAAAGTACGCGGAGAGGCGTTGGCTAATGTTGTCATGAGAAGTAGGATAGATTGTTATTCTGAAATGGCTACAGCTGCGGATATTTTAGAGTTTGTTAATAGCACTACTAATAAGACTATTATTTTTAGTAACTACACCGATGTATGCGAGTCAGTGAGACAATCTTGTTTATCGAGAAAACTTAAACCTATTACTGTATATGGAGATACCTCTAAGGATCTTAACAAAAATGTTAATATATTTAGTAGTGTTAGTAATATTAATCCACTTATCGCTACCTATAAATCCTTAAGTACCGGAGTGCCATTAATTGCCGCTAATGTAGTAGTGTTATTTGGACTTCCGCATAGACAGTATATATTTGAACAAGCTATCGGAAGAGCGTGGCGGACAGGCCAAACCTTACCTGTGTCTGTTTATATTACGGAACTTAATACTGGCGATGATCCCAACATAACTGATCGTGACGTGGATATTATAGATTTCTTTAGAAATGAAGTAAGTGCTATTACCGGTAAAGAAGATAGTGTTACTTTAGATAGAGGTGTTAGAAGGATTTGGTCCAGAACTAACTGATACCATGTCTCCTGTAGATACCTTTATAACTAAGAGTATGAAGATAACTAGTGATATTATAGATAAGTGGAAATAACAAGACTACTATCTGTGCTGGATATCCAGCACAGATAGTAGTAGCTTATTAATTATTATTCTACACCGTTATAGTCTTCACCATCGTGTAGTCTTTGTTGTAGAAGATATCCTTCTAATTGCCAGATTTTACTTTTAGCATCATCTCTAGATACCATCTTTCCGACATCCATATCAAAATTTTCTTTACTAACACAAGCCGATTCACCCCTAACGGTAAATCCATTTTTCAAAGTCATCTCGCAAATAAGACATTTCCCACTAGGGAGTTTAGTATATGTCTCCATAACGATAACCGCTTCAATATCTTCTGGTCTTAACCTAGGAGCATTAAGTTTCTTCTCCTGGATTAATTCCTCTACACCTGCCTCATTACTCATATTATCTCTCCTTCGGATCTTCTTATCATATATCCTCTGGTGGTTCAAATATTCCTCTAAATCAGGTATCATATCTTTAGCATTAGCTCTAGAAATCATCTCTCCAAAGCTAGTCTTGATTACAGATGATGGTTCGGGAGAATGAATGCCGCGTACAATATAGCCATTAGCTAATATTAACTCGCATACGACGCACCTATCGCTAAGTAGTTTGGTATATGATTCTCCAACTATAAGATTCTCAATTTTATCTATAGGTAATTGTGTAACAGTATGTTCTGATTCATTATAGTTAACCATTGTAATAACATCCTTTATAACATACCGCTGATATGGTTGCTTAGTCGTTCACTATCATTATGAAACATTACCTTAGCCCAAACATCCTCTATGTACTGATAGTAGTCTTCATTAGCCTGCGCGTAGTCAGAAATTATATCATTAACCACACCTAACTCATGACCAGACTGAATGTACCCACTACCTAACTTTACTTGTAGATGATTATGGATATATGCCTTTACAGCTAGTACAACTAGTTTGCCAAAGGCTAGATATGATCTAGGCGATAGATTACTAAGGTTATCTTCATTTTCTAATACGCATTTAACGATACCACCAACAATAATTGTGCTGGGATCGGATACTAATATCTTATTCTCACCTACTAACTCTAGTCTAGTTGTAGATATTAGGGTGGGAGGGGATGCTGATCTTAATTGTTTCATTAATACTGGCGCTAATTCACTTCCGGTATTATTTTCCATACCAAAACTACTATTATTATAAAATATACTTAGTACACTTATAATACTTCTGTTATTAGTAACTTGCTTAGGAACTTCTATAAGGAACTCATTCCCGTAGTTAGTACTGTAATCAAATATTTTACAATACATGAGGTTGATGTACATTTCAACACCACCAACGATGTTACAGTCCACCAGTACCCTAGGTCGTATAACTCTAGACATGATGGTCTCGTCGATACTATGTGCGGCATATGCAGGATTATCGTTAAACCCTAGATTAATAATTTCCATAGGTATGTTATAATATACTTCGGACATCGCTTTACTTATAGCATTCATATCTAAACTCCTAGTACTTATTGTTAGTTAATGTCAACAAACACCCATACGTAATCTTGAATAGGAACTTTTTTTAACCCTATATACTTAATATGAACTACGTGCGGTAAATATAATAATGCCATAGGAGTTCAACATGTTGTCATCAGGTTGTAATAGATTATACCTCATGGCGTACATAGATAATAATATTGAAATAGGAGTATTTATGTCACTTGATAAAAAAGACTTTGAGGTAGAGAAATCAGGAAGTGTTGCTACAGTAACATGCACGGATGACAATGCCTTCTTCGCAGGAGATGTCTCTAAGAAGGATATTGAGACTGTATTCAAACACTCACATGACTATGTAGAAAGCTGCACTACCGCAGCTTCCGATATGGCGTCTGATATCATGTCTAAGGATAAAAAGATTGACGAGGTAGTGTTTACTATGCCTTACGGTATTAGTAAGCGCGGTAAGCTAAATGTTAAAGCTAAACGCAGTGTGACGTTCCCGGGCATGTCCGGACGACCTGATGTAACACGATCTGACTTGCGCGTAGTAGTAAAAGATCCACATTCGTCGATGTCCAAAACTAAACTTAAGGAACTTCAGGCCAAAATGACCGAAGAGCTCTTGGGTTAATAAGAATAATAATAAGAAGATAACTACCCAACCAGGAGATCCTGGTTGGGTAGTTTTTTCTTTTTTCTTTGTTACGCAACAACTCCAGAAGAAGTAGTAGCGCCGGAACCAGGCGTGGTGTCAAAACTAACTGCTTTATTGTTCGTAGCAGCCAATTTAGCATCAGGCACAGTTACAGGAAGTACTACATTATCAGGTGATGCATTCAGAACATTAAGTCCCTTCAGCACAGAGTCTGCCAAACGCAAGACAGATTCATTGTTCATCGTGATACCAGTGAAGTCAATAGACAACTCATTCATCTCACGTGCGCTATGAACATCACGTTTACCAGTACGCTCACCATTGCTCTTGAACATGATATTAGTTACCAACCATGCATCAACAACTTGCTGCTGAGAAGCATCAGGCTCGATATACAGATTAGTTCCTGTATAGTAGTCTGGTGTGTACATACCGGCACCGAGTTTCTTAACGTCTACAGGATTAGCAATACCAGCTGCTCCAGAGAACAGTAAAGGCTTCTCCATATCAGGATCAGAGTACATGTAACGAATTACCATGTCGATAAACTTCTGAATGGACTTACCTGCTTTATCATTGTAAGTCTTATTCAGAGTCGAACGAGCACGGGAAACCTTACTGATCTCTTCCTGCATTTCACCAGCACCACCGACAGCATGTTCTGCGAACTCTACTGAAAGTCCTGACGACAACCCAGAAATAGTAAGTGGGTGTAGAGTCATTAGTGCGTTATACGTATCAATCCACATCTGTGAATCTGCCATGAGGTCGAACGCTTTAGGGTATTCCATAACTACTGGAATAATATTCTGTTTAACGTAGGCCTGGTTAGAGATCCACTCAGAATAGTTACCTTTCCCATCAGCGCCAGCACGACCAATGGCGTTCATATGGCCATTTTGTCCACCAAAAGCTAGGTTAAGCACTGGGCTATGTCCGGCATATGCTTTGCTGCTAGCTAAGATGGCATCTTTTAGTTTGCTCATTAGTTTCTCCTTATATTTTTTATAATAGCGTTATCAAACTTTGCCAAGATCGTTAAGACGATACACATCAGTGTAAGAAACCATCTTAGTCTTCATGGTGCCAGCAAATAGCTTGAACATAACATGCCAGCTATATCCACGCATCGCATCGTCGGCTGTGATGATAACATCAGGGGATACGACAAGCAATCCATCAAAAATGCCATTAATACGATCTTCCAAATATCCCAATACTGCAGATTTAAACTCAGCATCAGACATGGTAGATGTGCCAGTGAACTCACGCCATGCATCAGACGCAATACGGTTAAGAGTTGCTAAAGCGCAAACAGTCAACCAGTTATTCAAAGACGAGGTATCATCTTCGTATACTGTCTGTACAGCAGGCAGGAAGTACGAATGGCGGTCGCGAGGTTGAGCCCAAACAAGACCACTGTTCCACAGCAATGGTTTAATACCAGCTGGGATAAACGCAGGTTCATAACCACTACCATATTTAAGAATGGCGTTAGAACCATGGTCGAAGTTATATACAGCATTCCACTTGTAATTACCAGCGCCCATCAAACGAGCAGACTTGATAGCTAATTCAAATGTCGTAGGGAAGTATTCTCCAGACAATGAGCTATTCAGTTTATAACCGCCACCCATGATAACAGCACGTGCTACAGGAGTACCGTAGAAGTCTGATTCAGGGAACAGCTTAGCTTGGGTTTTGAGTAATACTGAAGTAGCACGAGTATCTGCCAAAACATCTACTTTACCACCAGCAACGAACTCATGTGTACCAAGAGCTACTGCGGTATCTTTACGCAAAGCGATAAAGTTGAGCAGTTCTTTCTTAGTAGGCAATGAGAACCCACTATCATACAGATGAGTTTCCAGATTAACAGCATTATCAATAACTTCACTGTTAGGATCTAAATACTTAGCCAGCTCGGTTACTACCAAAGCTTCAAATGTAGCTTTGTCCAAAGTACCGTCGGAACCACCAGTCATGAATACAGGGGTGTCCTTAGTCATGCTGACTTCACGCTGAGTACCAACAAGAGTTGGTGTGGTCGTATCATGAACAAATGTGAAATACGGAACACCCTTACTGGAAGATCCAGAGAACAGATCAATCAGATGACGTTCAGCATCAATAGCTGTCTGGTCAGCAGTCGTGAAATCAAACCAGCTAAGGGTTGATGCCTGCAGAGTATCATGCCAAGTAGCCAATACTGATGAGATATGAGCTTTCTCGTTAGCGAGAACCATACCCAATACAGTTTCGATATTAGCCTGATAAAGATGCATACCTTCAAACTCATGATAACGAACAGACATGAGTGGGTTGGTTTCATTATACCAGTTAGTATCAAATACCGTCTGTACATCAATCTTAGTACCAAGACCAGCATCTTTAGCACCAGCTTTGAACGAACATACGACATTAGGAGAGCCGAACAAACTAGCCAATGGCTGAGGAGTCCCTGCGGCAGTACGTGTGTAAATACCAAAACGATAAGTAAGTGCTTTGTTAGCTACGATAGTAGCACTATCCAGTTCAGAGTTAAGCATAGACTGAACACCGATACCCAAGTTATTATAGAACGCACCACCCGCAAGAGCGCGATGTTCCATAATAGGGTACATGGTAGATCCGGTCATAGTACCAGCTTTCGGAGTAGCTGAACCAAACGCACCAGTAGCTTCTTCGGCCACATACTTAAAGTTAATACCTGTAATAGTAGGTGTCGTAGCATCTACCATAGGAGCCTGTGTGCCCGGATCAATAACGATATTACCCATGGAATCACGTACGAAATTAGGCACCGTACCAGCTGCGATATCGATATATGTTACAACACTAGCATGTGTTGCATCAGCAGGAATTACGCGTTTGACAGTACATGCATTACCAGCCCCGAACATATTAGCTAACAGTTCAGTAGTATGCATATGAAATTTACTATCAGGATTAAATGTTTCTGAACCATAGATGGCTGCCGCAGTAGCGCCGGCCATAAATTCTTTCTTAGGTGTTCCTTTTTCTGCAAAAATATATACAAGAGGTACGTGCTGCGGGATCGGATCTCTCTGATATGGCAGTGTACGACTTGATTTGTCGTGTGCACCAAGCCAGATGTATTCTGGCGATGCGTTAATAAATAAACCCATGTTTCACTCCTTGTTGAATTAGTATTAAAAAATACATCAAATAATCTAAAATAAAAAATTACTCGAATAGTAAAATGGTTCCGGCGCCATCATTAACACACATGAAAACACTGCCATCACTCATAAGTACGGTTCCTTCTATATTACTCTTCCTGCCGGTATATGGTACAGAGTGTGTCATGTTACCAGTGATATTGTCTATGTATAATAAGTCTAAATCTACGTCTGTAATGGTAACCCCATTAACAACTTCCGCCCTAATGGGCTTCCATACAATAACATCGCCATTAGCGAGTTTCTGCTGTTTAAGTGTTCTATTTTGAAAAACAGTAGGTAATGTATACTTAGGACTATACGTTTTAGTTCTAATGTTATAACTAAACACATCAGAAGCCCCTTCACAAAACACTAAAAGATTATTACCCATGTCTTTAGCTACTAACCTAACATTGCTAATACCATTAGGTAATGCTATACTTGATTTAATTAAATTATTAGTAGATATGTTAATTAATTCTATAACACTATTCATGTTTCTGGCGGTATATATAAGATCGTCAATAACCACGACTCCGTTATTAATAGCTAACGGTTTAGCGCTGGCGTCTTGTATTCCTGACAGCTGTACGGAACTACCATTATAGTAATCCATATTAAGTAAATCTGTAAGAGACCCACTACCCCCATTAGTAGTATCTACAAACAATCTATCCCCTGATAGAGGGGTTATATGCATATTCTGCATACGATTGCCAGAAAATACTTCGCCAGACACAGTAGATTGTATTGTGTATGTATTATCAGCATTCCTAGTAAGTCCATGTAGATAATTAGCATTAGGTATTAATATTTTACCGGGATAAATCTCTTGTGTATCTAAATTACCACTAAGAGGAAATATCCCACCACCCAACACAGTAACGGTTCGATTATACTTACGCGTCATATCGACCGTAGCGCCAGTTATATTACCTTTAGTGGTAATACCTATACTATAGCTATGGTTAGCATCTGAGGGTACTCCGAAGGCCGTAATGACGTATTGCATCTCGGTATCGAACAACACTCCTGGGATTATAGCTGAACTCATCCCATTTGATATAGGAAGTGTCCATACCTCAGTTCCGTTAACATCCAGCATAGTAAGTCTGGATACTTCATTATTAGGCTTCCCGGCATACCGAGTTATATTAACCCGCAAATCAATACCGGGAGCATGTATATTATCCACGACATCTATTTTAAAATCTACATTTGAGATATCTACAGTTGTAATCCCTGGAGGACTTTCAATATTACTATGTGTTCTATGTATGGCTATTATTTTAAGGTATTTACTACCCAATAACATATTAGTAAACTTAGTAAATGTAACTGAGGTCAGTGCAGTACTGGAACGAGAATATAATAAAGTCTCATTCTTATCGTTAAGCACGGTCCAGATAGTCTCTCCGTGACCCTCATTTTGCCCGGCAAAGGCACTTGTGGACACCGTGAATGTATTGCTAAGAGGATCATTAAGCGCTACATGATCTACGGTTACCACAGGCTGGAATACCTTAACAGGAGCATAGGCAAGCATCCCACTTCCATTAGGATTATTCGTAACGGCAATAGTATCTCCCCAAACAGTCAACGTCACAGCATTAGTATTGGTATCCAGAAGATGTCTCCGAACACGTACATAATATGTTGTATTTGCAGGGATTATTACTTGTGAATAATATACTGTAAGATTAACGGCATCGTTAAGATGAGAATCTAGAATATTGGTAAAATTAATATTACTCGATACCTGGTAATCTGTCGCGGTATGGGTAAGTGGTCCTACGTTGGGCCATAGTTTTATCTTGATAGTAATCATATAGACAATTCTCCTTTTAAGATACTAAATAATTAGCTAAATATATTGTAATCAAAAAATGGTACTTGCTAACCATATAGCGAGTAATAATGACTAAGTAATAGTAATATTTAAAGATTACCAATTAGTCATGAATGGATTATATTGTATTAACTAACTATGCCCATATATACTTAATACGGTATGATTGTAAATAAATAATACGGAGGTAACATGCTAAAATACACCAGTGGTAATTATATCATAGGTATTAAAAGAAACAAACTAATGGTTAAGAATATGGTTAAGGGAAAAACAGTATATACTAATACTAAACATAAATTCTGTTCTGGAGCCATTGTTTCGGCAGAAGCTACTGATAAAATGGTAATTTTGTTTAGTAGGTATAAAGCCACTATACTTAAGTATTCTGGTGGTGTGTTTACTTACGATGCTGCTCCCAATGTAATGATGCTAGATAATGATAGTCCTGGTTGTGTTAAAGTTAGAATCATATCGGATGGTTCTCTAAGAGATATATCCGAAGATATGTTTACGGAAGTTACAATCAACAGGAACGACATCATCTGCGTGTGAGTGTTCATAATCGGAGGTAGTCCATGAGTGTCTATATTAGCGACCACCTTATCGTAGGAGTAACTGGGTGCGGGATAGCTGTGGTGGATGCAATACATGACATTATACTATTCGAGAGAGATGGGGTTAAAATAGATATGAATCTTGTTAACGATATAGCCGCTACTAATAGTTATATCATTATAGTAACTTCTAAATACATAACTCAATTGTGGTATGATGGTGATGTTACAAGATATATTATTCCTGATATGTCTACCGTAGATATTAGTAACCCGAATAAAGCGATAGTAACACCAATCATAGACCCTAGTTATATATTACTAGTACGTGATAAACAACATATAATAAATTTTAATAATTACATAATGTGATATACAAGGAAGCTCCTATTGAGCTTCCTTGTGCGCATTAAGGGAGATAATGATGGCCGTATTTTTAACGAATGGATATTTAGTATACGTAAGTGATGTGATAAGAATAATAAATCTTAGTGATTCAAAACATACTACTATTAATACTAATATTCTCGCTCTTAGCAAATCTGGTAATTTGCCAACTGAAGTTTCGTGTTGGGATACTAATGTAGTAGTAAGAACAAAAGATACACTATATGATATTATTAATAAAACATCTGTAGATATATCGATGTATGACGATGTAGTTCTGTCTAAGGATTCTAGTACCTACTGTGCTATATCAGCCGGGTTAGAATTGTCAGAGATCCGAAGCATAGATAACGATGATATAATTTTGGCATTACCTAACGTGCATAGAGTTCTTAGGTTAAATAAAAAATATTGTGATGTTGCAATAGACGACACAATATACAGAATTAATATAGCATCTTCCTATAGATGTGTTATAGGAATATTACCAAAATATTCTACATTAACCAAGAAGATAGTATTAAAAGGTAGTGTCGCTCAAGTAGGTAAGACAATATACGATATTGATCATAATGAATTGTTAACCGCACTAGACTCTGAAGATTCAGGTTGGGATACTGTGATTATCGATAATGACATCTATATTATAATCGCTAAACATATTCCTTCTGTTATTAAGTATTCTCCTAGCGATGATGTGGTTAGTACTAGTAGTCCCGGTGAGTATAGCCATTCTGGTAAGCTAGTATATCTAGGTAAGGAAAATCTATCTATAGATACGATGGTTATGGATTACCGTAGGGTATTAGCTATAGATAATGAAATAACCGTTATTTAAATATATACAGTATCCTACATAGGTATTAGCCTATGTAGGATACTTATTATTTGTTTTGAAGTCTCGCATTTAGTGAGTATTATTATTATACTAATAGGCCTTCGGCCTATACTATTATTTCATTATTATTATTACCATGCGAGGTTTTTAGTTTAGTAGTGTTTACTTTCCTTGTCTCCCCCAGAGAAAACGTCTCTGGTCGTGGTATGACGAATTATGGTAACAACAACAACGAACCCATTTTTTTTTAATAGTATCAAAAACTATAATAATTAATTTACTTTTTTATTTTATAAATTCATTATCATATAAGAATATCGTCAGGATATAATGATATATTCTACAGGCTGGAGGTGAATCAGAATGATTTTGGTTATTAGGATGTAATTCATATGCGTATCAATTATTTACAACCATATATCATAAATATGTAGTACGATAGTACTAACTATAATAATATATAAGGAGGTAAATAGCATGCTGAAAGGTATACAAATT